ATTATTGTATGGGGTAGTAAAGAAGGTAATTGGAAGACCAGCTGCAGCAGCGGTAATTGAACCGCCCTGAAGACCTTCTTTAAATGCTGCTGTGTATACACGAATCTTCTTAACTGGAGTACCATCTGCATTAAGCTGAACACCATCAAGAGCATCAGCAACGAATGGGTTAACAATAACATCAATGTTACGTGATTGATCATTAATAGTATCAAGTGAGAAGTTAACTGGTGCACCACCATTCTCAGCATTACGCTGACGGTATTGACCAATTGAGCCATTATAGCCTTCCTCAAGGAGGTAATCAAGCTTGTTAGCTGCCTTAGAGAATACTGACTGACGAAGCTTGAATACACCAATGTTCAATGTATCATCAAACTCTGTCTCGGAGATGTCATAACCAACGATACGATCTTCCATAACCTGTGAGATGGAATTAGTAGCAGGGTTAGTACCAAACTCAGGAGTAGCTGTAAGAGCGAACTCGAAGCGAGAAGCAGGAACTTCAGTGAAGTTAGTAAGACCTGTAGCAGCTGGAGTAGCTGTTGCTGTCTGTACACCTGTAATAGCATCGAAGTCTGTTGCTGGGTTAAGGTTGGTGTTATCAGAAATACCAACATAGTAACCATTGAACTGACCATCAATAACGGTCTGTCCTTTGTTAACAACAACGAGAGCAGCACCACTTAAGTCACCGAGGTGAGTAAATGCTGTCTTGAGCGTAGAGCTCTGTTCGAATAACTCACCGCTTTTATATTGTACATACTCTGCATCAGTCATTTCAAACTGTGTAGGTGCACCAAGAAGGTAAGTTGCTTGCTCAACAGTAGCATCAGTTACGATTGCTGTAGCTGTACGATCCCAAACAATAGCTGGGTATGCCAATACACTAATCTTTGAACCGAAACCTTGTCCGCTATCTGCACCATAAGGTAAGCGGTTAACAAGTACAGAACCAGAAGAGTTTAGTGTAGCACGGGTAGTGTGATAGAAGTAGCGTTCTGCTGCAGTCTTTGGAGTACCGAAGATATTTTCAAACTCAGAAATATTTCCGAGTCCAACAACTTCGTCAGTAGGTCCTTCAGATGCAAAGCCAGCTACGTAAGTAGTAGTCCCGGTTTGAGCTGTGCGTAGTGATAGATCACTTTCACGAATCTCGACACCAGGAGATTGGATTGTCCTTTTTGCCATACTATTATTTATGGCTTTTCGATCATAAATCGATGTTTCTTACAATAATTCTGTGTGTATCTGCGAGTAGACAAACGACAGAGAACTTGCTATCTCTGCTTCTTCCCTATAACTATAGTTGATAGCACCAACTGAGATAGGAAATGCTTTAGTATATGTAAACTTGATACGCTCTTCGTTATATTCATCTAAGCCATAGATAGTCATATCAGTCTGGTACTGCTTAAAGTCTTCATCAGTAGCAATGTTAGCTGCATCAAAGAGACCTTCCTTCTCATCATGCATAAGGTTAAGCCATTTATAGAGTACCCAGTAGTTATTGTACTCATTGTCAATAGTAAAGTCAACAGTTACAGGATCGTAAGGTTGTTTAGCATGTGAAGAGTTAAAGAGGTTAGAACCAGCGTATAGAATCTCAATAGCTGGTACTGTTATCTGCGGAACAATCGAACCATATACTGAGAACTGCATTGAGTTCTGATTAACATTGAACGAGTTTCTCTCATTCTTTGAGTCAATCTTCATTAATGCAGGCGGTAAAGAGAAGACAAGCTTAAACTTATCTGCTCTGCTCTTATTAAGAAAGGATTGATTGGCCATACTCTTATTTAATCTAGAGTGGAGTGAATCCAGCCTCTAATAGGTCATAATAATCATCACCCATATCATCATCAGTACCATCACTCATGCCCCAATATACAGGATTGAGATCTGGACTTGCACCTGCCATGTTTTCATTACTATAGATTGATGTAGGATCCTCAAACATTTGTACACCAAAGTCCATTGGCTCAATAACTTTAGGTCTACCTGTATCATCCTTCTCAATGATCTCAAAGTATTGTTCACAGATATCATTATCAAGAACATAGTAGCCATACATCATAGCCATAACTAAGTCATCATGTCTACCTTTCTGAGCTTTCCATGTACCATTAGGATAGCGAACAAAGTCTTTAAACTCTTCTAATGTATCTGCATCATGCATTACAATAGATTGAAGATCATTCATCCAATAGCGCATGTTCATAACACCTTTGTGCTTTGTATTAGTATGAGCAATCATACCATACATTCTATTCTTACGATGAGCTTGTCTGTTACCATAACTAACAACCTTAGGGTAACCCATATCAAATACTAATCTATCTACAACTTGTGCACCACAATTGTTACGTTCAATAAGAGCAAGAGGTGAACCATAGTTACGAAGTACTTGATAGACCTTATTACTAAACTCAAGAGGAGAGATCTTATTGTTTCTATATACAGCTACTTGTCTAACCTCAGCAGGGTCTGTAATGTCTAAGACTTGAATAACTGAGCTATCCTTTCCTACACCTTCAGCTGTATCAATACCAGCAGCATAGAAGCGAGACTCATCTGGATCTTCCCATATCTTATAAGCACCATCATCAAGTATCACTTTAGGTTCACATATAGTCTTCTCCATCTTCTCGTAGAGCTCATCATCAAGTGATGACTCACCAGAGTTAATCCACTCACAACAGAACTCCTGTCGCCAAGCTTCATCACTACCAATAGATGCTCTGGTTTCTGCAGCCCATTTCTCATCTCGACCAGGAACCTCATTCCACATTATCTTACCTCTATTCCAAACACTATCTGGATTAGTCTCTGCATCATTGTAGATCTTATAGAAGAGGTTTTGTGTACCATTAGCAGTAGAACAAATGAATGCTTTAGATTTCTTAGATGAAGAGATAATAGGATAGACTGACTTCCAAAACTCTTCTACCAAGTGAGGTTCAATGAAAGCCATCTCATCAATAACCAAACAGTTAACGGATTGTCCTCGAGCAGCTGTACCGGTTGTAGTTGTAATACCAATACGAGAACCATTCTCAAGAGTCATAGATGTCTTAGCATACTCTTTCACTGGAGGTTTAAGCCAGTTAGGCAACTCTTCATAAGCCATCCTAACACGAGAGAAGATCTCAATAGCAGTGGCCTCTTTGTTAGCAACGAGAAGGATACGTTGATCTTTATTAAAGCATGCTTGCCATAACAAATAGATAGTCATAAGAGTCGACTTACCAATCTGACGAGAAGCTAATAGAATGTAGAAACGCTCATCTCTCATATCCCTAAGTGCTGCCTTCTGAGCAGGATACAACTTGATCTTTTCTTTACCACGATCCAGGCTAATAATATAGAAGTATCTCTCAGCAAACTTAAGAATGTTCTTCTTAGCCTCTTTAAGCTCCTTAACCATCTTAGGAGTATACTCACCTTTCCAGTTTCTATTAGGTAAGTTTTCGTTACCCATATAGTAACTTCCATCTTTGTTATCTGCCATAGTCAGTATTTATTTAATCTGGACCCGTAAAGTTTCAACTTTTAATGGTTTTTTGGACTACTTACTATAAATAATGGTATGGCTAAGAAAAAAGACCTTAAAGATCTTGGTGACGTTTATAGCAAGCTCGGTGAAGAGGTTGTCGTTTCTGAGAAGAATGATATGATCATCGGAGATAAAGACATTTCCGTTGGAGAAGCTCCACTTGCTGATGGTGGTATTACTAAAGATGCTGGAGTTAAAGATCCAAAAGAAGCAGAAGGAACGAAAGCACCTGGTGTTGAGGATGATACACCAAAGGCTGAGCTTGCAGGAAAACCTGAAGAAGATGAAGAAAATGCTGCAGAAGCCTTGGAAACCGCAAGTGCTGGCATAAATAATTACATGGCCAAAAAATCCGCATTTGATGAACTCTTTGCTAAAGTTATTTCCGAAGACTTTGGTATGGACGAACAAGACGACCTTAACGCGCTTGGTATCGAAGACGCAACTCCTGACGCTGAACTCGGCGAAGAAGGCGACGACGATGCTAGTGAGGAAGAGGTAACAATTACACTTGACAAAGACATGTGTCAAAAACTTTGTGACATCCTTAAAGCTGCTTGCGGTGAAGAGGATAGTGATGAAGCTGCTGACGAAGATGTCGCTGACGAACTCGAAGCTACTGATGATGAGTTTGATCCTGAAGAGGACAACGAGGGTGCTCCTACCGCTTTTAACACTCACTACAATGATGGTAAGAGTAACAAAGTTGGACACGCTGAAGGTCCTGGACAGCCAAAGGTACAAGCTGCTAATAAAGTAGCTCACAAGCCTACAGCTGGTCCTGGTGACACCGATGGTAAGCCACAGGCTCACGGAGATCACTACGACGACGGGAAAAACAACAAAGTTGGTAACCACTCACACGGTGACGCTTTCGGTACTCTTAAAGTTCAGCCAAAGAACAAAGAGGTTAAAGCAGGTTAATAACGTCAAACATATTTACAGAGACTCATGGGAAACCATGAGTCTTTTTTTGTATTCTATGCAAAGGGGCATAAATATATGTATGCAGACATTCCAAGAGTATTACAACGGTGATAACATGATGAATGCTAATGCTGTCTCTGTTAAGCAGGGTGGTAAAAGTATCATGAGAGCTGGTCGTAAGCACGAAAACCTTAAGCGTAAGGAGTATCAGCACAAATGCCCTCACGTTAGAAATT